ACTTGTCGGTCTTGCTTTTGGTGTAATTGTCCTTGCTGTTGCTGGACTATTCTTTGAGGCATGGTTGCTTGGAGTGATTCTGTCTTGGTTTGGTGTGACACTGACATTCTGGCAGAACTTTGCTATCATCTTCCTTGCTAATCTTATTTTCAAAAACACTGGAGTTTCTTCTAAATGAAACCTATTCTTGCTATTGTAGGCGGTGTTGCTCTTCTTTGGGGTGTTGCATACCACCAACTTATCTTCACTGCATTCTTCGGTCCTAAGTTTGAGAATGTTCGTAGGAATACCTTTGAGCAATCAAAGTCCTTCAGAGACGGTTCTATTCAAGAACTGCAAAATATGCAGTTTGAGTACATCAAGGCAGATCCAGCACATAAGAAAGCACTCGCAGATATTATTCGGCACCGTGCTGTAGAGGTTCCTGCTGATGCTATGCCTGCTGACCTCCAATCTTTTATCTCCAATCTTCCTAACTGATTATAATGACTGAAAACTACCCCGAGTTCGTTCCTTTTCCTAAGATTCCCCGTCTTCATAAGGAATGTATTGTCACTGAAAAGATTGACGGCACTAATGGTATTATCTACATCACTGACGATGGAGATATGTTTATTGGAAGTCGTAATCGTTGGTTGAGTGCAGAGTCTGACAATTTTGGGTTTCATCGTTGGGCATCTGAAAATAAAGATGAACTGATGAAACTTGGTGCTGGTCGTCATCACGGAGAATGGTGGGGTAGTGGTATTCAACGAGGTTATAATCTACCCAAAGGTGAGAAAAGGTTCTCCTTGTTTAATGTGAGTATCTGGAATTACGAAAACAAACCAGAGTGTTGCTATGTTGTTCCTACTCTTTATACTGGAGAGTTTAGCACTAATGAACTTGATGATGCGATGGATAAACTTTGGGATTATGGTTCTGTTGCCTCTCCAGGGTTTATGAATCCAGAAGGTGTGATGATTTTCCATTCTGCTGCGATGCATTACTTCAAGGCACCATTTGATAAAAGTCATAAGGGTTGAGGACACCTGACGAACTGGCACAAGGGGGGTTCCAAAGACCCCTCAAATGCCCTATTATGACTTCATACACAACCAAATCCCTGATGAACTACACTCCAGAACAAATCTCTGAAATCGTCCTTAAAGTTCTTAAGGAAGTAAATGAACCTGATGTTCTCACACTTTTTCTTGATGAAAAATATGAACTAGCATATAATACAAACACACCAGTAGAAACTCTAAAGGTTCTTTCGACTGATAAGGTTTCTGATGTTCGTTGTGGGGTTGCACGAAATCCAAAAACACCAGTAGAAACTCTAAAGGTTCTTTCGACTGATAAGGTTTCTGATGTTCGTTGTGGGGTTGCACGAAATCCAAAAACACCAGTAGAAATCGTAAAGATTCTTGCGACCGATAATTATTTTTGGGTTCGTTATGGGGTTGCACAAAATCCAAAAGCACCAGTAGAAACTCTTAAGGTTCTTGCGACTGATAATTATTGTGATGTTCGTTGGGAGGTTGCAAAAAATCTAAACACACCTGTAGAAACTCTAAAAGTTCTTGCGACTGATGAGAATGCCAATGTTCGTAGTTGGGTTGCACAAAATCCAAACTATAAGACTCAAACTCTTGAACTGACTCAAGTTCAATATGATGCTCTTAAGGTTCTTCTGAAATCAAGTCAAGATGAGACTCTTAAGACCCTGGCACTCTGACGAACTGGCACAAGACCCCTCCCATTCCCCCCAATCCCTGCTACAATTACAAAGTAATCAACAAAACCATGAAACCTTTTATTGCTCTTGCTTCAATCGCACTTCTGAGTGTAACTCTTGTTGGGTGTGAAGAATATGGAGATTCTGATGATAAGCAACGAGCACAACAAGAACGCATTCTACAAGAAGGCACATCACAAACTGGTATGCCTGCCATCAAGAACTTTCGTGAACGTAAATTGCTGAAGCAGATTATTGAGATGCGTGACCAGGATGGTCTGGTGACTTATACTTACACTGTTCCTGAAACTACTGGTCGTCCAGTGTTTCTGTGCAACTCTATTGGTTATGGTCTCCCTGCTGCAACTCAATACACCAATCCAGAGAAGTATGAATACACTGGTACAACTCTTCCTCAAGCAGATCCTAATGGTTTGTTCTCTCCTTCCAGTGCTGAAGGAACTTGGGTGATGTGTTCTGATCCTTCTGGCAGTGGCAAAACCCGACCTGTTTACGTTGAACCCCGTATTATTGTTTCTCCTTTCAAACTTTGATAACTGGCACAGGGCATCCTTCGGGGTGCCCTTTCTTGCCTTATAATAACACTGAACAACTCATTCGTTCGATTTATGAAGAATCTACATCAGGATCACTTTGAGGATTTTATTCTCACTGGAGACTTTCGTGCTTTGAATGCACTCACAAAGGACTTTCATCTTTCTACCAAGATTGATGGGAGTCCTGCTGTAGTTTTTGGTAAGAATCCTGCAACAGGTAAGTTCTTTGTATCTACAAAATCTGCATTCAACAAAGTAAAGATCAAACTCTGTCATTCTCATGAAGAAATTGATTCGCACTTTAAAGGTGAAGTCGCAGACATTCTTCATGATTGTTTTGATTATCTACCTCGCACAAATTCTATCTTTCAATGTGATTTTCTGGGGTTTGGTAATTCTGACGTTGTTCAACCCAATACCATTTCGTATCTCTTTTCAGAAGTAGTTACTCAAAAGATTATTGTCTCTGTTCATACTCAATGGGCAACGGAAGGTGAACTCAAAGATGCTTATGTAATGGGTTCAGCATCTCAGTTTGAGTCTGATGATGATGTATATTTTGTAGATAATTCTGCTCATCAGACTGTAGATTGTGAAGACTTTGTAGATGTGATTGGATTCATCAAACAGATGGCAACTACAGTCACGTTTGCAACCGAAAAGGAAGTCAAAGAAATTAAAAAACAAATTAATGCATGTATTTGGGAAAATCGTGAAATTATACCTGAAGAGTTTGATAATCCTGCTTTGATTTCTCTCTGGAAAGTTGCAGAGAGTGTAAAACTGGATTTTCTACACTTTTGTCGTGCTGATCGTGCCCCTGCTTCTTATTTGTATGGAGAAGAAATTAATCATGAAGGGTTTGTTCTTCAAAATGAAGAGGTAATTGTAAAATTCGTAAATCGTAGAGTCTTCAGTCATGCAAATTTTCTAAATAACAATAAAAAATGAAAACCTTTTCACAGTTTCAAGAAGACGCTGGAAGTGGATATTCGGATGATTATGCAAATGAAAGAGATGAAAGAAGAAAGAAAACACCACTTCAAAAGAGACAAGATAGAGATCTTGCAAAACTCACTTATATGTTAAACGCCGATAAGTAATTTCAAAATAAGAGCAAAAGGTGACACTCTAAGAACTGGCACAAGGCCCCCTCACTCCCCACCAGTCTGCCCTTATAATAATAGAGTCAACCAAATCACTCATGACTCTTCAAAAAGAAGAAATCAATCACTTTATTGATTATGTGATGGATTTTTATGGTCCAAATGGTATCTATCCCATGGGCGCCAATCGTACCATCGCTCGCAAGGCGACTAATGACATCATCAGGATTCATAAGATCAAAGGTCAAAGTTTCCTTGGTGACAGTTATGATCGTGAATTGGTGAGAGATCTTATGTGTGACAAGTACAATCTGCAACCTCAATCATGAATCTCTACATTATCAACGAAGTTCTAATTGATTATACCAGTGGTATGGTTGTAATCTCTGCTGAATCTAAAGAACACTGCAAAGAGTTGTTCATTAAAGAGTTCAGTGATTATTATGAAAAAGAGTTTGATCAGTATGCAAAGTTCACTGTCATCGAAGGTGTGAATCATCCTGCTGGTATTGTAGATTATGTGTATGGAGGAAGTTAATCAGCAGAAGCACAACGTATCACAAAACAACTCAATCAGGTGGCACAAAATGACTGATCAACAACAAATCATCGATGCATTTATGAGGGATTTTGAGGAACTCTTCCGTCGTTATAATGCAACCATTGATGTTTATAATGATTCTCATGGTGTAATGGTAGATATTGACTTCAACCCAATCTATGATGAGAATAAAAATCTGGTAAGACCTTACATCCATTTCCACCTACCACACTTCAAATCGTCTGCTTTCTATGAAAGAAATGAGTGACACACAAAAGATTGATGCACTGACTGAACTTCTCAATGATGTAATGCACACTCTGAATATGAAACAATACTGCATTGATGATCCAACTGAATCTCATCAATGTGAGGTTGAAGCAGATGCCTATCATCAACAAATGATCTCTATTCTTCATTCCAATGACTAAAACCTATCCCTACATTAAATACATTCCACATTGGTTTGTACTTCGTTTAGTTGTATGTGCTCCTTTTGGAATTGCCTGGTATATTTTTAATTTCCTGGCAGAAAAACTTGAGAAGTTTGGTGATGTATTAGATGATGTTCTTCCTCAAGCATATGTTGAAAAGCATGTAGAATGGGATCAACTTCCAAAACACCGTCAAGAAGCAATTGAACAACTTGCAAAAGCACGGGACACTACCAAAGAACGAATTCTCATTCAAACTGTAAAACCATGAATCAAACTATCTACATTCTGACTGCTGGTGATTACTCCGATTATCATATCATCGGCGTATATTCAACTCGTGAACTTGCCGAACGAGCACAGTTTCTGTATCGTGATTCCCAAATCGAAGAATACTCACTCGACAACATTCCAGAACATCCTCCTGGTATGAAAGCATGGGAAGTGCTTGTATCTGATGAAAGTGGAGTTAATTGCTATTCCATTGATCCAGATAATAGGGTTCCTTATGAAAACTATTTCACCACTCATGAAGGTTTTCTGACTGCATCATATCATGTATGGGCATTTGATTACGATCATGCTCGTAAGATTGCACAGGATCAGTGGTATCAGTACAAAGCACAAATGGCAGGTATCTCATGAATCCCGAACAACTGACTCTTTATACTGAAGTAAACATGGATGGTAAAGATTGTGAGATGTGTGGTAAGGGAACATATGAAAAACTCTCTGCTGAGATCTATCAAGAGTTGGACAATCTCTCCTATCTGAATGATGAGTTGTTTGATTATTATTGTAATGAATTGTTTTATCCTGATAATGAGGATGAGATGATTCTAGAGAAGTGTACACCTGAAGTACTTCTTGAATTGCGTAAAATTGTAGATGATAATCAATGATACTACATTTTCTTAAATTATTGTTAATTAAAAAAATATATTAAAAAACATATATTTGTAATTTGTTTGATTGTATAATGGTAGTGTTATATGATTATAATACTCTTTAAACTCTTATAAATGTGTCTGAGTCTTATACTCTTTAAATGCTTATAATACCTCATAAACCATTATAAACCATTATAAACCATTATAAATGTGTCTGGTTCTTGTGAGTTAGGCGAGCGCATTATAAGACACCGAGCACAAAATGTCAAGACCCCGTGTGCCACTATGAGAACTGGCACACCATACGAGATTCTTATATAATGTTAGCGTTATATGACATTATGATACTATAAGACATATATAATCTCATGATGATCTCGACGAGACCTGGGCATCAGACTTGCATCTCGTCGAGAGTCATGTTATAATCATACAGTCACTCACACAATCTCGACGAGTTATGTACGACGACTACGATCTCGACTATACATACGGCAATGATTATGCAGATCTCGACGAGGGCACACAGGATCTCGACGAGGATTATGCACGAGATGCGCAAGACTATCAAGATCTTGCATATCGACACTATGCATGATAGAATCTAGTACACATTCACAACGAGTTCTTATGCTAATGCAGAAACGTAAGGTCATTGTTACTCTAGACATCGACTGTTATGATGATCTAGATGTGTATGATATCAACTGGAAAGATCTTCTACAATTAGAAGGTGCTGAGGATGTGCATGTTAATGTAAAGGAGTATGATCC